AGTGGGTTTCACTCCAATTATCTCCGACTTTAAATTCGCCATCAAGGGGACAACGCATGTTATAGTATTCACCGGCATCACGAATACTTTCTACTGCTAACTGTCCCACCTGATTTGCTTGACCTTCTTTCACTTCAATTTGCCATTCATCGTGAATGTTGGCAACAAATTTAAAATCAAGATTACAAGTTTTAAGTTTGTCGTATAATATTGTTAAAGCTTTTTTCATAACTATTGCTCCCCCACCTTGTAGTAAAGTATTAAGAGCAGCATGTTTGTGTCTTAAAAATATTTTTCTACCGTCTAATCCTTTAAGGAATCCTCTTTGAGCCGCTGTGTCAACTCTTGTTTTAAGAGATTGAAGTGCTGGTAAACTAGTAAGAAACTGTTCTCGCAGTTGTTTACCATCTGCTCTATTTCCTGCAATGATTTTTCCAATTTTTTCATCTCCGGCTCCGTATATAAGTGCATAGATGAAAGTTTTAGCCTCATCTCTTGATTTAAGTCCAGCAAACTGCTGATTAGTTGTGTGAATGTCTCCATTGATAATTTCATTTATGTATTCCTCGTTTGACATATAGTGGGCTAACATCCTTAATTCTAACCCTGAAGCATCTATACCTACTAGTTTATATCCTTCAGCCACAATCCAACAAGCTCGACACTCCTTACCATAAGGACTATGAACTGCTGGTACTTGAGCCATATTAGGATTTCTATGTGTCATTCTACCAGTTATTGCTCCAGTAGAAATAACAGCTCCATGAACTCTATTATCATCTTTGATATTATCAATCCATGATTCAATTTGCCCAACTCTTTTCTGTATTAATAAATACTCAGCTATCAGTTGAGCTTCTTTAATATGTGCTATTTTGCTGAGAGTACCTTCATCAACAATCGGTTGACCTGTGGGGGTAAATCTTTGTGGTTGCCAACCAAAATCAATTAAATATTCTCCTATCTGCTGACGAGAGCCGAGATTAAATTCCTTAAGTTCTTTCCTCGTAAAAGGAGTAGTGTCATTAGTTGCAACTCTCTCTTGGTACTCAACGGAGGTAAGTCCAGATTTAGACAAAGTACCATCCTTTTTAAGCTTAGGTGTAACCTCTTTTACAGGCACCCACTTAGGCTTGAAAGTAGCATGAACTTCATCTTCTACTTCTTTTTTTCTTTGGTTTAAAGAGCTTAATAAATCTATGGCTCTCCTCTCATCAAACAGAAAACCATTTAGTTCTTGTTCTAGTAGTATTTTTGTAATTTCGTGTTCTAGTTTTACTGATTCTTTAGAAAACCCTACACTATCTTTTCTTAACTTTTCTAAAACTTTTTTATTTAATTTAACATCTTGAATACAATAGTCAAGCATCTCATCACTGTACTCTGTAAATATTGGAGCAGTTGACTTTGGGCAGTTGAGCTTCCAACCCCACTTCTCGAGGCTATGTCCTCCTTCCCTAGTAGGATGTAATAATCTTGATAAGGTCAAGGTATCAATAATATTAGCATAAGCAGATAAGTTTATCTGTTTAATCCTATGTATAGCTGGAATATCAAAGCCTAAAATATTATGTCCAACTAAATTAGTAGCAGATTGTAAAAACTCAATGCCCTCGTCAATGCTTTCAGGTTTAAAAGTATGTACTGTATTAGTATCATCAATAGCTACGATACACCAAATAACAGAAGCTGGTGGTAGATTAGTGACTTCACCAGTCTCACTGTTTTTTATTGAAGATTCCCAAAGTAATCCATTCGTTTCTATATCAAATACTAATTCCATTAAAATGCAATAGATGTCTGATTCTCTGATACAGTAAATTCAGTATCGTAATTTTCAGACAGTCTTCCTGTTTCTTTGTCGTAGATTAAAGCTGTGGCCATGCCAACATCTCCGGTATATCTAGACTTTAAGATTCTAAGTCTAGTTGTCCGAGCCTCTTCAGGGTCATCGGACTGTTGATTTCTTTCTAATGCTATCACACAATCACTTAATTGTCCAATACTATTAGAACCTCTTAAATGCGACAAAGAGACTTCAATACCATTTTCATGGCCTCTATTACCATCTACTCTTCTCAAGTGTGAGACTAGAATTAAACCGGCTCCAGTTTCTTCTACTAAACTTCTAAGTCTAGTCATAATATTATCTATGGCTCGTCTTTCATCGCCTTCGCCTAAAGCACTCACCAACATGTGGAGATGGTCTACTACCACCCACTTACAATCACAACCAACAATTAAGTATCTTAGTTTAGCAAAGATATCATCTATCTGATTAGTCCCAAAATGAGCATGAATAAAAACCTTGTCATCTTTAAATACTTTATCAAACATAGACATTAAAGTTGACTCATCAAACTTTTCTCGTTCTTGGTCGACATACAATCGAGCATTAGCTTCAATAGATAAAATACCATCTACTGTTCTTCGCCAGTCCTCTTCAAGTGCTATGATACCAACATTATCGTTAGTTTGTTTGACCAACCAGTGTTCTAACTCTCTCGTAATACTAGACTTACCAAGGCCTGTGCCACCAGTTAAAGTTACTAACTCACCTTGTCTTAGCCCGTAAAGTTTTTGATTTAAACCAGCCCAAGGATAAGGTACAGACTCTTTCTTCTCTCTATCTAAAAAAGCATTTTTCTTTTCTGAGACTCTAATAATTCCACTAGGGGTATAAAGTTTAGCATCCCACCAAGAGCTAACAAACTCTTTATACTTGCCCTTGAGAAGCATATCATTCGCATCTTTGTAACCATTAGGTAAGGTAATTATCTTAGCCTTGCCGGGCTTAAGAATACTAGCGACTTTCTTAGCTGACTCAATGCCTTGTCTATCTTTATCAAAACAAATGACAATGTTGTCAAAACTTTCAATGTACTCTAAGTTTTCTTTAACATCCTTAACTGCTCCAGAAGCTCCTCTAATAATAGAGACTACTGCCCACTTACTGCCTAGTAATTCGTAAGCGGCCATCGCATCACACTCACCCTCAGTAATGGTTAAATATTTACCACCCTCTTTGAACAGTTGTTGACCAAATAAACCAACCCCTTGAGGACTAACATCATAACTAAACTTTTTATCTCTAACATATCTAACTTTATTAGAGGTTAGTTCATTATTAATATACAAAGGATAAATATGTTGGGCTATCTGTCCAGCACTATCGTAAACAGTTTTAACTCCATACTTTTCTGCCGTTTCTCTTGAGATATTTCTATCTGCTAACTTAGCAAAAGTACCACCATGGGCATTTAATTCTCTAACTGTTTCTGTCATCTTAGTTTCACTATCAACTATATTAGCTTGATTGTCCACCCCTTTAGGAAAAAAAGTATCGCAACTAAAACACTTAGCTGAACCATTTTCGTTAATTGATAGGGCATCACTACTACCACAAGCCGGACAAGGCAAGTGATACTTCTTAAATTTTAATGTGTTTTCCATCTTTGACCTCAAAAAAATAGGGCATCCGAAGACACCCTATCTAAAATGTAAATACCAAAAATATGATAAAAAGTGTGGTTAGGTTTCCTCAGAATCTTCAGTAGATTCTTCAGCACTTTCTTCCACTTGCGACTCAGGACAGCCTTTTAACAGCTCTTCTAAGTTTGCTCTGTGTGTACGACTAGCAAAGTCTAAAGCTTCGATAACAACAGAAAGATTACCAACCTTATTTACCATAACATTGGCATCGTTTCTTTTCTGTTCATCACCGATTGCACTAACATCAAAGTTAGTAACTTCACCTTCTTCGTTTTTAATACTAATAATCATTAGAACTCTTCTCCTCCTTCGATAGCATCAAACTCTGAGCCATCACTAGATTTATATTGCACTAAGTCAATAACTTGCATAGCCTGAAAGTCCAAACCTTTGAACTCTCCATACTTATTAGATGTTTCCCACTCAGCATATTGGACTTTGACTTTGGAGCCATTACCAACTAATTCATCCATGGGTACTTTATTTGCATCTAAGAGTTTAGGAGCTTGTCTAACCATGCCGTTAGGGCCATTCACCTTTCTCTTAAAAGTTATTGCTTTTCCAACTACTTCGTCATTCATGGTTATCTCTTTTACTTTAAAACCACGACCTTCAAAGTCTTTGGCGACTTCGTCACTCACTACTAAATCTACTGTGTAAACAGGTTCAAACTTAGTATTTGGAGTCGTAACACTAGCCCAGTAGGCTATTCCTTCTTGTATTGCCATAAAATTTCTCCGTTTTTGGCATAATTGCATAAACTATTATAGTCTTGTAGCAAAGTCTGTCAAGAGCTATGAGCTAATCTCCTCAACTATTTTAGCTAAGGAGATGATTTGATTATTATGAAAAGTAATTTTAAAGTTATCGTCTGCTAAACATTCAACTTCATAAACTACTCCACCTTGACTAAAAATATTTTCATAATTAGTAATAACAAAATTATCAAATTTTCTAAATAATTCTTTATTTAATATAATACTTTCTGTCATAGTTAAACATTTATTCTGAAAGGTATTGAACAATTTTCAGCATTAGCTTGACCAAAGTCTAAGCTATTTAAATATCGCAGACTAGCTCGTCTGACACTAGTAGGTGGGTTAGACTCAAACTCAACATTAAAAGGTTGACCTGCTTCTAAATCATACACAATTCTAAAAGTTATGGAGTTCTTTAAACTAATATTTTTAATATAATAGGAAAAACTTTTATTTTTTATAGGTTTAGGACAAGCCAAAGGCTCACTAACTACTTTATCCACCGCATTAGAGACAGTATAAGGCTTTGCTTTTTCCGGCTCTGGTGTGGCCTCTGAGGGCTTTGCTTGTAATAAGGCTAAATTCATCATTAGTTCATCTAAACTGCTGTTTGTACTGTTTTTTAAAACAACAACCTCTTGTTGGGTTGCTATTAAGTCAGCTTGTAGCAGTAAAAACTCATCTTGCAGACTAAGATAATCTGCTTCAACTTGTCTGCTAAAGTTGCCTAAAGTTTTTAAGCTTCGTTCTGTTACCAATACAGTTTGAAAGATACCATCATTTTCTAGTTTAAGCTCGGCATTTTCTGCTTCTAAACTATCTAGTCTAGCTAATAAAACTTGTGTGGTCTCATTAAATTCTTCGACATAGTCTGGTGTGTCACCCACAGTTTGCTTGACATAGTTACCAAGTAAAATATAAGTAGCGGTCACCAGTATTAAGGTTATTAAAGTTGATATTACTAAATTTCTCATTTATTTCTCCAGTTAAAATTAATTAGTCTCTCCAAGTTCTACCCTCATGCCATCTCGCCCATCTTCTTTGTTTCACATAAAGTTTAATAAGAAAACTTTTATTAGTTTTAACATACTCAGCAAAGTCTTTTTGCTCTGCTATAGTATTGTAATGTAGTTGTTCATCACAATAAGCATTAAACTTTTGCATAAGAAAAATATCTATTCTTCTGGTTTTCATCTTTCCCAACACTTGTAACCAGAACATTTATCGACAGGTTCACCACAGTCCTCACAATACTCAACTTCTTCTTTGTTTGGTAGGTCTGTTGTTAATTCTTTAACTATATCATCATAAAGTCTTAAAAATATCTCCATCATTTTCTCCTGTTTTTATCATCAACCAACTTAGTTGCTTCCCATACAAAAAAGCCTAACACAAAAAAGAACATAAGGGCAAGTAGTAATTGTAGTAAATCACTCATCAAAGACCTCCCCAACATGATGATACTGCCATGCTCCGTGTTCAAGGAGTTCCCAGTCACTGCCTTTAGTTTTCTCAGCAACTTTTAAGGCCTCTGTAATAGACTTAGCTTGTACTTTTAGTTTGTAGTGTGTTGGTTGTATAGCATGAACGACATAAGTTTTCATAAATCACCTCAGTTTAAAATTCTTTGTACCCAATTCTCAGCGACATCTTCAGCATAGCTTTCAGAGTGCTTAAAACACTCAACCACTCTGATAAGCACAGTCTCACGATAAAGCTCGACAAAAAAGCCATGTCTGTTTTTAAAAACAAAAGCCTCTCGACTATGAGGGCTACCGAATTGAGATATTAAATCACCTGTCATAAAGCTTATACTTCTCCAAGTCCTCTAAGATATCTGATACTTCATTATTGATAGTTTCTAGATAGTCTAGGTCAATAGCACAACTAGCAACATAAGAATAATCTTCATCACCCTCTGGTCGTGCTAATTCACTATCAATACAATGTCTATTAAAACTTCTAAGCTTCTCAGTTAGTAGTCCTAATGCTCCAGTCTGTAAATCCGTAAGTTTAATATATATTTCAGTTTTAGTCATAATTACCTCCGTTTAACTAAGTGGTAGTTCGGTTTTAAGTCTAAACTAACAAGAGACTATTAAATTACGACTAGGGTAACTTAGGAGTATATGAAAAAATATATAAATATTTGCTTCCCATTACACCCCAGTCGTAAACTAAAATGGCTAGTGCATGGTGGTTTAGTTCTCATTTACTTTTATCCTTAACCTTACTTCGTCACTCTATATAAAATAGCTCAGACTTCTAGGCTTTTACAAAGGCTCACTCCTAGCCAAACTAATAAAACAAAAAATACCCTCATAGTATCGAATGAGTTAGTTAATTTAAAGGGTAGTCTTCGCTTGTTCTGCCATTTCCTCTAACTGTGCTTCTGAGACAGCATTAGCACAGTGAGTTTCCATAAATCCTATCACAGACCGCACAATGCGATATTCTGTTACAGGCACAGGGTTCTCTAACATCTCTGCTTCCACATGGTTAAACAAATCAGTTAGTAAATCCTCTCGGTCACGAAACACATTCAGTCCTGTTATCACAAAACTAATATGTTCTAGTATCTTAGTATTTTCTTCATCACTCATTATTATCCTCCTCATTATCAGGACACACAAAAGTATAGTCAATAGAATCTTGTTTAACTGTTCCTCTAACCCAAATCACAGGACAGTCTTGTAGCCAATCGTAAAACTCGTCTGTCATCTTTTCATCTGCAAACATTAGACACTCTCCTCAGATTCAATATCGGTTATGTCTCTATCCTCTAGTTCAATATTATGTTCTTCTCTAAAAGACTGTTTAACCCATTCTTTATATTCTTCTTCTGTTTCACACTCTCTACCCATATCGAATACAGAATATGTTATTGTGCTAGTCCAACTTTTCATTTAGTTACTCCTTAAAATAATTAACTCTCTTC